ATTACCGTTGGAGAAATATATCTACCGGCACGTTCTGCGAAGGTATATCAATCTCGTAAGAGATAAATACTTCCGCAACATACCGCCGTGTACGAAATGCCCCCTGCGCGACAAGTCGCCCGTCGGATGCTCGGTCTATCCCGACAAGATGATGTGCGACCCCTACCGGGAGTGGTCTGCCCACGCGGAATCGAAGCGCAATCTTATGAACGGATCGCACGAATATATCGATAATACTTCGTCTTCGCATGAGATGGAGTCGGGATCGGAACTCGAATCCCTCATAGATAATAATATCCCGTCGGAACTTCGTGCCGATTATTTAAGGATGAAAGACGGGGTTTCCGTTCCCGAGATGCGCCGCCAGAAGGTTCGCGCCGCCGTCCGCAAGATCATGGGGGGCTCGCATGGCGCGTAAGCGGGCGACGAATCCGGGCGGGACGCCGAACGAATTGACCCTCAAGGATCGTCAATACATAATTAAATATTACGACACGAAATCGGCGCGGCTGATCGCCGCCTACCTTGAGAAGTCCGTCCCCGTCATACAGGCTTTCATTGACACATTGAAATCGGAATCTCCCGAGCCAGAACACGAACCCTGCGCGGAGTTGCGCGCCCTGCCGGAATGGAGCCTCTACAAGAAACAGTATTCCCCGGAAGAATTGACCCTCATGGAACAGTCCTACCTCATGATGAAGGAACAATTCAACGAAGATGTGCTATCCTCGGAACGGAAACAGGCGCTCCTCGCGATCGAGTTGGAAATCAAGTTGCACCGCCTCAAACTGGCGGAAAAATCCCTCATCGATAATATCACCGCGATCCAGCAATTCATCGATGACGAGTTAGATAAGGAGCCGGAAGACCGCGACATGGACCGCGTTGCGAGCTTTCAGGATCAGATCAACGGCAACAGGACCGCGCTGACAGCGACCGGCAAGGCGCAGAATGACATCCTCGATCGGCACACCAGGATTTACGACAAGCTCAAACTGAGCCGGGAACAGCGTATCGATAAGGTCGCCGGCAAGGTTAATTTCATCGGTATCTTGAAGGAATTGGATTCTCAGCAATACAAAAACAAGACCATGACCTATATGGAAATCGGTAGATATGCCGTCGATCTCAAGCGCGCGAAACTATACGAATTATATACTTATCCCGATAAATCCGTTGATATACCCATCTATAATGCGGATTCAGTATCCAACCTGGAAACGGATGTCGTAATCGATATTACCCCGAAAGACCCGACAGAAAATGAAAAAGACTCTCCCTAAATGGACCGTACTCCGGGATTCTTCCGAGAAGGCTGACTTCGGATGGCGATGGAATGCCGCCGCCGCGTGCGCGGGGACTGATGTTGTATCCCTGGAATGGGCGGATTACACGCTGCGCGGATTCGAGGATATTTTCCTTGTGGAGAGGAAGCTTAGTTCGGCTGAACTCTATCATAACTTGATTGGCGAAGATTACAAACGTTTCCGCAAGGAATTGGTCGCCCTCAATGAAATAAAACATGCCTACATAGTATGCGAATTTACATTGTCTGACCTATTCGGCTTCCCGTGGTCCGAACCCAAGATACCCAAATCCGTAAAATATAAGATGCAGACGGGCGAAGCCGTCTATTATAGGGTAACAAATCTACATCTCAAATATCCCAATATCCGATGGGAATTCGCCGGGCGCGCCGCCAAGCAGGTTGTTACCAGTCTATTCAAACGTATGTCCGCGCTGTATCCGGAACGTCTAGATGCTAGTACCATATAAACTTTCCATCGAAGAACAGGATGACTTATTCTATACGGGATTGGACTTAGCCCGGTTGCCGATCGACCTGCGCAATAACCCGTTATCGCGGCTCGACGTTGACCCGCTGTTGGCGATGATGCAAGTAATCCGTAATCCGCACTATTTACATTTCACGCTAGAAAAGATATTCAATCTCGATCTAGACCCGCTCCATCATGCTATACTTATAGAAATGTATCGTCATCCACTTCCTATGCTTGTGGGCGCGCGCGGACTCGGGAAAACTTTCTATCTGGCGGTCTATATATTGTGGAGGTTACTTATTAACCCAGGTATCAAAATTGTGGTCACGGGCGCCGGATTTCGTCAGAGTAAATTCGTCTTCCAATACTGCCAAACTATTTGGAATAACGCACCAGTTTTACGCGATCTTTGCGGCAATCAGAAGAAGAATGGTTGTTTCAACGGCGTCGATAAATGTACTGTCCGGATCGGCGAATCCGAGGCAGTCTTTATTCCTATGGGGAATGGAGATACCATCCGTGGTTTACGCGCACATATTAATATTAGTGATGAATTCGCCGCCATCAATCCCGACATCTACGAAGTTGTTATTCGCGGTTTCACATCCGTATCTGATAAACCTATCCAGAAGGTTCGTCAATTAGCATCTATCGAGGCGAAGAAATTACGCGGCGCGTGGACAGACGAGATGGAACTTGCCTATCAACAGAATTCCACATTTAATCAATCTATTATTTCGGGTACGGCGTATTATAGTTTTAACCATTTCTATCAATACTTTCTTAAGTATCACAAGATCATATCGTCGCGCGGCGATGTCGAAAAACTCAGGGAAATATATCCGAACGGCGCGCCGCTGGGATTCGACTGGAAAGACTTCTGTATCATACGGATACCATATACATTATTGCCGCGCGGTTTTCATGATGAGAAATCCATCGGGCAGTCCGAGGGTATGGCGTCGAATCGGACGATTTTCTACATGGAATTCGGAGCGATCTTCCCCGACGACTCGAACGGATTCTACAGGAGGAAGCTGATTGAATCATGCGTCGTCAAACAAACCATGAATATAGGCACTGGCTTTGTCGAGCCATTCACCGCAAAGCTCTGCGGCGACGGTGGTTGCAAATACATCATGGCGATTGACCCGGCATCCGAACAGGACAATTTCGCAATCGTTATTATCGAGATTCACCCTAACCATAGGCGCGTCGTCTATTGCTGGACGACCAAGAAATCGCTCATGCAGAGTCGCGTCAAGGCTGGCGTCATCAAGGATAATGATTTTTACAGTCTGTGCGTGGATAAGATAAAGGACTTACTTAGTAAATTTAATATTGAATTAATCTGTATAGATACGCAGGGCGGCGGGCACCAGATCATCGAAATGTTGCGCACGAAGGTCGAAGATAACGAATTGCCCATATTACCGATCTTGTCGGATCACGTATTGTCCGACGGCAAGGAACGGATGTCCGACGATTTAGCAGGCAGGCATATCATTGTTCCGGTTGTATTTCGCGATTCCTCATATGTCAGCGATGCCAACCACGGTATGAAAAATGATTTCGAATCTAAGATATTACTATTTCCTTATTTCGATCAAATCAAGTTGATACGGGCTGAATTGGAAGATGAGGAAGCCGGTCGGTTCTACGACAACTTGGAAGATTGTATGGCTGAAATCGAGGAATTGAAAGATGAACTCGCCACTATACAACACACGCAAACCCCCGGCACCAATCAGGATAAATGGACGACTCCCGAAATCAAGCTGTCCGATAATAAGAAGGGGCGGCAGCGCAAGGACCGATATTCGGCGCTACTCATGGCGAACGCGGCGGCGCGCAAGATTCAGTTGTATCCGGTCGTTACCCCTTATCAGGCGTTGGGCGGATTTCTCGGCACGTTGGGTAAGTCGCAACCCGGTCAACTATTCCACGGTCCAGATTGGTTCCAACAGAGCGCAAATATCGTGTCTGCGGGCAGAAAGGGTGTATAAATCTTTATTACATCTAATGCAATTAAAATAGGATTTAATCACAATGCCTGAAAATCCCATACAGGATGTCCCGATCAAAACAGAATCCCCGTTTGTTACATGGACCGACGACGCGAGTATGAAGGATGCATTCGCCGAGTCTGCCCGAGCCATGAATGCCGCACAGGCTGTCCAGAGATCGAGCGCCGGAGCTATCCGTAGATTTGAAGGTATCGACACAAATATATCAGTTAGGGACGGATTCACGCGGCGCGACTACGAGTATTTCCGCCCGGAAGATACGGTCCCGCAACTTCAGCGCGACGCCATACAACTTTGCATGTCAGCATATCGCAAGATTGGCATCATTCGGCAAGTGATCGATCTCATGGGAGATTTTGGTTCCCAGGGTATCAGGATCGTCCATCCCGACCCGGAGACTCAGAAAATCTACCGCACATGGTTCAAAAAGGTCAACGGCAAGGAACGGTCGGAAAGAATCCTGAATATGCTTTACAGGGCGGGGAATGTAGTGGTCAAACGTAACACCGCGCGATTTAAAGATTTAGATTTAAAGACAAACAAGCGCGCCGTCGCCAAGCCGGACCACAAACCCAAAGAATTCCCGCTACTTCCCGACGGCGAAATCCCCTGGAAATATTTCATACCGAATCCGTTGACCGTGGAAATTATCGGCGATGAGTTATCGATATTTACTAACTATAAACATGTCGGATTGAAATTTAATTCCAAACTTATCCAGAAGATCAAGAATCCCCAGAATCCTTACGAAACGAGTATGGTGGCGTCCTTGCCGAGCGACGTTCGCAACAACATACTAGCGGATAATTTTGTCGGACCTAGCAAGATTCTCCCCATAGACCCGAACAAGATTGTCGTTATGCATTATAAAAAGGATGACTGGCAGGTTTGGGCTGATCCTATGATATATTGTATTCTAGATGATCTAATACAACTGGAAAAATTGAAACTTGCCGATCTCTGCGCACTTGACGGCGCTATTAATAGAATACGCCTTTGGAAATTAGGTGATCTTGATAAGAAAATTATGCCTACGGAAGCCGCGATTCAGAAATTGAACGAAATCATTCTGGCTGCGCCCGGCAATGGTGTTATCGATCTATTCTGGAATCCCGCAATTGAGCTTATCGAAACATCGACTGATGTATCAAAATTCCTAGGATCGGAAAAGTATAAAGAAACAAAGGCGGCTATTTATCAAGGATTGGGCGTCCCCCAGACTTTGCGCGGCGATGGCGACAAGGGAGGTATGTCCGATAACTTCGTTCAGATGAAAACTATGATGGAGCGACTCCAGTACGGGCGCGACCTGTTGACTGGATTCTGGGATGGGGAACTCAATCTACTCCGCAAGGCGCTATCGGGCGTCCCCGGTTTCCAGAGCAAGACTCCCGCCAAGATTATTTATAATTATATGAATTTGGGAGATTCGGCATCCTATAACGCATTGGTTCGTGATATGGTTGATCGAGATATCATATCCATTGAAACCGCGCGGGACATGTTAGATATGGATAATGATTTGGAAGAAATGCGGCTCGGACGCGAACGCGCCCGCCGGGAAGAGGCGCCCAAGGTATCGCCCTATCATGACGCCCAACCCGATCTGACGTTAGAGAAGATATTCGCGCAGACCGGGACTATCGTTCCCTCTCAGGTCGGGCTCAAGCTGGACGACAAGAATCCCACCGAGCAATCCGCGATGGAATTCAAGATCAAGAATACGAAAACCAAGGTTAAATCCAGGAAGGGGAAGACGGGGACCGGCGGCGACGGCAGACCTAAAAACGCCAAGGATAAGGCTCCCAGGAAGCAGCGGACTCCCCTCAAGGCATCGGAACATATTGCTATATTTAGTTGGGTTCGCAGGACTCAGGAATCCATCGCCGAATTGATGCAACCACTTTATCTAAAACGATTTGGCAAGAAAAATATTCGTCAATTCACCGACGCGGAATCGTCCGAGTTCGAGGAATTCAAGTTCGCCGTGCTCTGCAACATAGCGCCGCTTACTAAAATAGACGATGCTGTTATCATAGATGCTGCCAAATCATCATTTCATCATTATAAATTAGCCAAGAGTGTATATAATCAATATCTTTCGGAGCTTCACTTACATAATGAAACTCCATCACTAGAAGATTATCGACAACTTCAATCGCTAGCATATATAGGTAGTCAAGAATGAAAATATATGATCCCGAAATCAAGGACGGGCTGGAATCCCAACTTTCCAGGGCGAAATCCATAGCCTACGTGTCCAAGATTTTAGTGCCGGAAACCAAG